GAATCTAACGCCAATCGGGTCGTCGGCGCCGCTGCGGCTGCTCGATGGCACGCCGATGGACCAGCGATGGATCGATGAGCAGCGCCGCATCACGCCGGCCACCTACGCCCCGGTGGTGCTCGATGGGGAGTGGGAGACGCGCCCGGAGGGGGTGTTCTTCCGGTGCTTCGACCGGGCGCGGAATGTCTCGGCGACTGCGACCATCGACGCCAGCCGCAGCCCGCGCCGCTGGGTGCTGGGCATCGACTACGCGGCGGCGGATCGCGAGTGGGGCCAGGTGGCGGTGCTCTCGCAGGTGCAGAGCTACATCGACTCCGGCGGCCGGCCGCAGGAGCTGGTCATCGCCACCGACCTCGTGGCACTGCCCGGAGTGGCCAGTTCCGAGCAGTTCGTGGACGAGATGATCCGGATGCTCGGTCGACACGGGCTGCGCTGGCGCGACTTGCACTGTGTCTATGGCGATAATCCGGTTCAATCGCGGTGGGTCGAGAAGTCGAACATCAATACGATCCGCGCGCTGGCGCGTGCGCTCCAGGTGCCGCAGAGCGCCATCCTGCCGCGCGTGCTCAACGCCAAGGACGGCGCGCACGCGGCCGGCGCGCTCGATGCCGGGTGTCGCTACCTGTACGAGGGACTCGCCGCCGGTCGCATTCTGCTCCACCCGCGATGCGAGCTGCTCGCCCGCGCGCTGGAGAGCTGGGATTACACCCGCGACCACCCCCTCAAAGATGTGATCGACGCCTGGCGCTACGGGCTCAAGGATTGGATTTTCCGGCTCGGGGCCCGCCCGCATGTGACCGTGCGGCTCGGATAGGGTACGCTCGCCGCATGGATGCGCTCGGGTTTCTCGCGACCGTTCCGCCGGTGTCGGCCGATCCCGTCGAAATGCGCCGTGTCGAACACTCCCGCCAGCGCCGCCGGATGCTCTACGGGCAGCATGAGGCGGATCTCGACCGGCTGTTGCGACAGTCGGTGGGCAACGTGCGGGGCGAGGCGTGGAAGCCCATCGACCTCTCGGCGAATCCGTACCTCTCGATCTGGTCGCAGCTCGCGGTGCTGTACTCGGTCGCCCCGGAGGTGGCCGCGGCGGCGCAGGAGGTAGCCGATGCCCTGCGGCTCGGTGGCTACTGGCAACTGATGCAGCGGGTGCAGCGGGACACGCTGGCGATCCGAGAAATGCTGATCCGGATGGACGCGACGCCGGATGGCCGGATCGTCGCTCGCCCGGTCTACCCCGACATGGTGGAAGCCGGCTGCATCGCGGCCGATCCCGCCTCGCCCGTGGTGGTGCGCGAGTGGATGCACGATCCGGCCCGCGGGTGGCTCCGATACATCACCGACATCCGCGATCCCGCGATGCCGCTCTACCAGGTGCTGACGGCGCGGGGCGAGGACATCACCGCCGAGGTGCTCGGCGCGGACTACTCCGGGGAGGCCTACCCGTACCGGCGGCTCGACGGGTCGCCGGTGCTGCCCTATGTGCTCTACCACGCGGCCTCGACGGGATGCCTGTTCGATCCCTACACGATGCGAGAGGTTGTCGAGGGCTCGCTCATGCTCGGGGTATACCTGACGTTCTTTGGCCACATCCTGCGCGATGCGAGTTGGCCGCAGCGGTACGCCTTCGGCGTCGACGTGGACGGGGCCGATACGGTCGACGTGGACGGGAACGTGACCGCCGCGCGCCGGGAAGTGGTCACCGACCCTGCTACGCTGGTGACCGGCCAGCAGTCGGCGACCTCGCCCGGTCAGCCGCTGGTCGGTCAGTGGCAGTCGTCGGCTGATCCGGAGCGGGTGCTCACATCCATCGCGATGTACGAGCGACGGGTGCTCACGCTCGCCGGGGTGCAGGCGCCCGACGTGACGCGCATGGAGGCGGACATCCGCAGCGGCTACAGCCTCGCGGTGAGCCGGGAGTCGGCGCGCGAGGCGCAGCGCGTCTATGAGCCGCAGTTCCGCCGCGGTGATGAGCAGGCGCTGGCGTTGGCCGCGTGCCTGCTCAACGGGGCGACGGGGAGTGCCTACCCCGACAGCCCGGCCGACTACCGGGTGGCCTATCGGTCGCTGCCGCTCTCGCCCGCCGAGCGGTCGGCACAGGTCGCCGAGTTGCAGGCGCGTGTCGACGCTGGCCTCCTCGGGCCGGTCAGTGCGTACATGGAGCTACACCCGGGCACCCCCTACACCGAGGCTGTGGAGCGCGTGGCGTCTGCGCGCACCGAGAGCCTCGACATCGAGGCGGCCATCGCGCGCCGTCGTGGAGCCGCATGAGCACCGAGCCTACCGCCGAGCCCCCCGCCAACGGTCACGCCGCGCCGCCCGCCGATCAGCCCGGCCTACAGGCCCGGCTCGCCGAGGTGATCGCGGAGCGCAATTCCCTCCGCGCGGCGGCCACCGAGGGGGCCGCCCACAAGGCTCGGGCCGACGAGGCGGTGGCGACTTTGGAGCGTGAGCGGGCCGCCTGGTCGGAGGATCGCGATCTGATGCGCGCCGGTCTTATCGAGGACGAGGCGCGCGACGTGGCGCGGATGCTTTGGCAGCGCCTGCCTGCCGAGGGCCGGCCGAAGGTGGGCGAATGGGTGTCGGGGATGCGCGCAGAGGGCGCGACCGTGCCGCGGGCGCTCGCGCCCTACCTCACCGCCCCCGCCGGGCAACCGGCCGTCCCGAAGGCGCCCCCGCCGCCCGCCGGGACCGGCCAGCAGCCGCCATCCTCTGCGCCAGTGACAGGCGATGCGCTGCGCGCGGCCCGTGAGGCGTGGGAGCGCGCAGGCCGACCGATGGAGGGGCCGACGCATCAGGCCATGGTGGCGGTGACCAAGGCCGCGCAGCGGCGGACTTGACAGCCCGCGCGCCGACGTAGTACCTTCGTCCAACGATCCGCCATCGGGAAAGGCGTTGTACCCGTAGATCGCTGAAACTCCAGCTTCTACGGGTGCTCCATGGCCAACGAAATCATCTTCTCCGGGATCGGCGACCTCACCGTCACGGAGGCGATCACCAACGCCTACCTGCTTTTGCTCGCGGATCGGCAGGCGCTGCCGCAGCATCCGGCGCTGTTCTACGCGGGCTCCATCGGCGCGGCGGTCGGTGCCAGCTCCAACACGCTCAAGGTGCCGCACATCGGGCTCATGGGCTACGACCTCGCGGCCTCCACCTCCGACGGGTCGGCGGTGGCCAACACCGCGCTTGCCGATGGATCGACCACCATCGCGGTTGCCCGCTACTCCAAGAGCTACGAGGCGAGCGACCTCGCCCGCATCGCGGCCGGCGGACTCATCAACTCCGAGGCGATGGCGATGGACGCGGTGATGACCGGCGCCCTGACGCTGACCAACCTCATCGCCAATCTCGTCGACGACTTCTCCTCGACGGTGGGCACCAGCGGCTCAGATGCCACGTTCTCCAACTTCCTCGACGCGATCACCAAGCTGGAGATCGCGAAGGTCAGCCCGCCCTACATGGTGGTGCTCCATCCGGTGCAGTGGGGCGACATCCGCAAGGATCTCGGGATCAACGCGGGCGGCGCGGTCCAGTGGACGCCTGCCGCCGCCGAGGCCATCAATACCAAGGGCATCGGCTACCAGGGCGAGCTTGCCGGGGTGTCGGTGTTCACCTCGGCCTACGTTCCGACCGCGAACGCGGGAGCAGACCGTGCGGGTGGCATGTTCGGCCGCGGCGCGATCCTGTGGGCGGACGGTTCCCCTCCGTTCGACGCCGATCTGCCGCAGATGCTGATCGGTGGCAAGGTGCTGTTCGAGAAGGTGCGGACCGGGAAATCCGGGCTCACCGCCTACGTCATGCACCAGTACCTCGGCGCCGCCGAGGGCATCGACGCCTGCGGCGTGAGCATCATCACCGACGCCTGATCCCCCTCGCCCGCCCGGAGCCTCTATGCCGAAGCCGACCCAGCCCCCGCCCGCCGCGCCGCCCTTCGTGGAGCGCGTCGGTATGTCCGAGGAGGCCGGCCGGGAGGGCTTCGTGCCGGAGCTGCGGACGCTCGCCGGAGGGGAGCCGCCCACACGGGTGGCTGCGTGCCCGCCGTTCTTTCTTCGGACTCATCCGGAGCGACTGACGGTGTGCGGGGACCAGGTCGTGCCCGAGTTCGGCCGGCTGGTGGTGCAGGCTGGCGTCAATGGCGCATCCGATCTTGGCGGCCGACTCGACATCAACGATGCCCGTGGCAACGTGGAGCGCAAGGGCTGGCGCATCATTCCGGTGGACGCGGTGCCGCCGGAGCATGTGCCGCCCGGCCAGCGCCCGAGCTACCTCTACCGGCCGAAGGGGCGGCCCGATGTTCACCTGTTGATCTACTGCAAGTGCTACCCCGGTAGCGACCGGATCGAGCAGGACACGGCCGGATACCTCCGCTTCTGCGCCTACCTCCAGGAGCGCGGCTACGTGGAGCGCCCGCGCCTGTACGCGCTGCGAAAGCTGCTCGACAAGCTGACGCATCAGCACGCCGAGCTGGCGAGCAAGGCCGCTGAGCATCCCGCCTACGCCGGTGCGCTGGCGTTGGCCGCGCATCAGGTGGATGTGGTGACCCGCGCCATCGCCGAGCGTGAGGCCGAGCCACCGGATGCGCCCGCCATGGCGGGTGATGCCCTCGACATGCCGGTGCTCGCGTGAACCGCGCTGCCCGCCGTCTCGCCGGCCTCCAGGCGCTGCCTAGCTTGCGCCACGTCTCGCTGGCCGACCTCGCTGCCGCGATGGGGCGGATCGCAGATCGACTGATCGCGATGGGCTACTCGCCTGTCCGGGCGATGGACGCGGCATACCAGTCCATGCTGCGCGTCGGCCGCAGCCAGCAGATGCAAGGAGTCACCACCCTCGTCCCTGCGACGCATGACGCCACCAACGTGGTGTTCAACGGGACGGCCAACATCAAGTATCGCGCTTTCGCGATCAAGTAGGGGGCGCCGTGCCTCGCCGCAACATGTCCATCGCCGCTCCGGCCTCCGAGCCTGTGGCGCCCCCCAAGGCCGCCGCCAAGCAGGCGCGCGTGGTGCTCTCGGACGCCTGCCGACAGGTTGCCGTCGTCGCCGTAGCACTCGGTGGCCCCGTCCCCGGCGCCAGCTTTGCGCCACTGCGGGAGGCAATCAACGCCGCATCGTCCGCGCTCGACGCCTACGAGGCGGCGGTCGGCGCGCTGGAGTAGCCGAGCATGGCCAGCGGCACGCTCTACACGGCGCGTCTCGTTGGCCCCGAGATCATCGAGGCTGGGCGCGACAACGCGATCACTTGCCCGGTGTACCGCGACGGCGCGCTCGTCGCGCCCACGCAGGCCGGATCGACGGTGAGCGTGTGGAACGCGGCCGGGACAAAGATCGTGGACGGCGCAGCCGTCACGGTGTCCAGCTCGGTGGCCTCCTACACGGTCACCAGCGCCACCCTCTCCGGTCAGACCAAGGCGGACGGCTGGCGCATCGAATGGGCGCTGCTCATCAGTGGCACGGTCTACACGTTCCGCCGCGATGCGGCGTTGGTGTACCGCCAGCTCTACCCGGTGGTCACCGACGCCGACCTGTTGCGCCTGCATACCGATCTGACCCGCCGGATGCCGTCCACCGAGGCGAGCTATCAGGACTATCTCGACGAGGCATGGGCCACGCTGGAGGGGCGCCTGGTGGCCACGGGCAAGCGCCCATGGCTGGTGCTCGCGCCATCGGCGCTGCGGGAGGTACACCTCTACTCGACGCTTGCGCGGATCTTTCGCGATTTCGCGCAGGGTGGCCCAGGTACGGCCGAATGGGAGCTTGCTCTGGACTACGACCGGCGGCAGGAGGCCGCGTGGTCACAGTTGAGCTTCCCGCAGGCCTCGCAGGAGGGCACGCCGGAGGAGCTGCGGCGCCGCCGTGCGGGGATGTCGTCGCTCTGGCTGGCGGGGAGGCCCTAGTGCATGGCGACCACGCTCGACGGGTTTCTCGGCAAGGCCAGGACGCAGATCCTGACCATCACCTCGCCGTCGGGCGTGGTGCTGTCCGAGGAGACGATCCACACGATCCGCAGCCCTGGGCGCTCACCCCGACACCTGGAGTTCGCCATCGGGCGCACGCGCACGGCGCCGGTGTCGCCGCTGGAGCGCCAGCGGCCGAGCGTGGGGCTGGTCGCGGTGTCCGATGTGGTGGTGGTGGCGGCCTACCAGCTTCGGCCGAAGGATCGGGCCACCGCGCTCGACTCCGCAGTGCAGTTCGAGGCCGCGATCCGGACCAAGATGCTCGCCGCCTCGGCGGTGCAGAGCGACGCCACCAGCGCGGCGCATGTCGTGTACATCGAAACCACCGAGGATGGCGGCGTGGACGGGTGGGTTTGGTTCACCCTGCGCTTCGCCGTCACACAGACCCTTTCCATCTCGTGAGGTAGATCATGGCTCTTTCCTCTGTTGTGAAGAATTTCAAGGACGGCACAATCCTGCTCCAAGACGGGACTGGTACGCCGCTCTCGCTCACCGTGGCCTACGAGCAGGGCAATTTCGCCATCGCCGGGTTCAAGAAGAAGCTCAACGAGACGGTGACCTACCTCGACCGGGGCGAGCTCGGGAGCGTGCGCCACACCGCGCGCATCTTTCAGACCGGCTCGTTCTCGGCGCACATGACGGAGTTCTCGGACGCAACCAACCAGACGCTCTGCGACGTCATCCGGCGTCAGGGGTCGTACGCGGCCGCGATCTCGACGCTGGGCGCCAACGCGGATGTCTACACGCTCAAGATCACCCTCACGGTGGACGGGACCACCTTCGGCGACGCCT